CATATCAATTGACCCCAAGGAGAATATAATGAATTCAACATTTATCAAAAGTTTAATCGTTGGTGCGTTTATTGGTAGTGGTGCTGTTCTAGCCGGAAAATCTTTAAATCTAATAGAGGTCAAATCGCCACCAATCAACAACGATCAATGCCGTGTGACAGCTAATATCCACATGTATGAAAAACGTGGTTTATTTTTTAAAGTGAAATCTGTTGAAATTGCTTGCAAGGATAAGGTAGATAATTATATTATTACGGATGAAGTGCATAAGTTGAATCCATCAACGATGGGGTATTGATATGAAATCAATCGATATGAAATTAATTGATAACAATTTTGAATCTCTAACAAGTCAAGAATTGAAATCGCTATTAGCTTTACGTGGTGATACAGAAAGAGAGTTGTTAGAGGAGTTGATAACAATCCGAGATGAAACGGATGTGATTCTATCTATTTTGATGTTAAGAGGAGAGGTGTGAGTTGAGTAAAAGTAAGCGCATTAGTCATAAGTTTCACTGTATTGCGAATGAATTTGATGAGTTTAGTAGTTGCTCATCGTCGGACGCTTTGAGTGTTTATGAGAAAGAAAGTGAATCAGGTGAATTGACATACGACGCTACATGTTTTAGTTGTATGCAATCCTTCCGTCCAGAACACGTACATAACAGTAGTTTGGCTTCTGAGTTAGGTATTGACGGTGGTGTTGTTGTAGAGCGTAAGCAATTCGCATTTGCTCAGAAGGCTGAGCCATTAACGCCAGAACAAGTGGGTAATGCTAAGAAAAATGTAGGATTCACAGACAAACACTATCGTAGTTTACACCCTGATTGGTTGAAATTCTTTGGTCACATGGTTAAACGTGTGAATGGTGTTAACAAAGAAATTTGGTATCCAGAAACACAAGAAGGTAAAGTTGTTGGTTTTAAAATTAGAATCCTACCCAAGTCGTTTAATAAAATTGGAAGGACTGGCATTAGTAGTCAATTAGCTGGTCAATTCCGCTACAAGTCAGCAGGTAAACGAATCCTTATTGTAGGTGGTGAGGGTGACATGGTTGCTGCTTGGGGTATGTTAAATAAGTGGACTCACGTAGTTTCACCAACATGCGGGGAATCAAGTGCAGCACAACAATGTGCTAATAATTATGATTTCCTAGATCAGTATGAAGAAATTTATGTTGGTATGGATAACGACGACGCTGGCGCTGTTGCTACAGAAAACATTATCAAAGTGTTGCCGTCAGAAAAAATTAAAATAGTTAAATGGTCAGCTAAAGACCCACACAAGCTATTAGAAGATGGTAGAGGCGATCAGATAGTTAAGGATTTTTTCAACGCTAGGTCTTTTGTTGATTCTGGATTGAAGTCGTCTAATGAGGTGATGGCAGACGTTCAGGAAGTGTTGACAGCTAAAAAAATAACACTACCACAGTATATGTGGCGAATGGAAAAAATGATGAAACGTGCGTTTTCATCTACAGGTAGAGTTGTTAACGTAATCGGATCTACGAGTTGCGGTAAATCGACACACGTAAACAATATGATTTATCATTGGATTTTTAGTGAAGGATTAAAACCTCTAATCATTTCATTAGAGATGACAGCGGGGGAATATGCTGTTGATTTATTATCACTACATCTAAAGAAAAATTTGGATTGGTTTGATGACGGAATGGATGCGTGGAATTATCTGCAACGTGATGATGTTAAAATGTTGTATGATGATTTGTTTATGGATTCTGAATACAATGAACGTTTCCGTATTCTTGATGATCGTGATGGTAACATTGAATCTCTTAAAAAGATGATTGAGCGTGGTGTTAAGCAATACGGCTGTAATATTATAATCATTGACGTATTAACTGATTTGCTTCGATTCTTACCGCAAGATGAGCAGGAAAAGTTCATGCTGTGGGAAAAAAACTTCGTCAAATCTGGTGTCAACATTGTTAACGTATTACACACTAGAAAGCCTGATCGAGATAAAGATGGTAAACTACGTCGCACTACAGAATACGATGCACTAGGGACAGGTAGCTTTGTTCAGTCAGCACACATAAACATTATTATCAATCGTGATAAAATGGAATCTGATGAGGTGGAGAAAAACAGCACATACGTTGATATGCCTAAATGTAGACGTGGCACCACTGGTGATGCTGGTGTTTGGTATTACGATGGTGCTACCCGTCAGTGTTATGACAGAGAAGATTTCTTTAATCAGAGTAGGTCAGCTAATCCTAATTATGTTCCACCGGAACAAACAGTAACAATAGAACAAATAGATGTTCCCCCATTTGACCCTGAGATGATGGAAAATGATTTAGGTGTTGTTGGTGATGTTATTGAAGAAGATTTTTAATAGGAGATAAGATGATAGAAGAGTGGCGTAGAGTGATTAAGTCTGGTGTAGTTTTGTTTGTGTCTAGTCATGGAAATGTAATCAGTGATAGTTTTATAGTTAAGTCTAAAACTGGACAGGTCTACGTGAGGCCGTCAATATGTCGAAAGCAGTATGTCGGTAAAAACGGATACTGGTCGTTTCGATTCAAGAATGTATTATATCTAACACACAGAATTGTTGCTGAAGCTTTTGTTGATGGGGATAGAAATCTTGAAGTAAATCATATAGACGGAAATAAAATGAATTGTCATTATACTAATCTTGAGTGGGTGACAAGACAACAGAATGAAAGACACGCTTGGGATACAGGACTACATAAAGTTTCAGAAAACAGAGTGATGGGTCAGAAACAACATCTTGCTAAGTTAACGAACGAAGCTGTATATGATATATTAACCAATACACATAAACCTTGTCGGCATTTTGCTGAAAAATATAATACCTCGATTGTTACTATAAATGATGTGCAAACAGGTAAAAAGTGGAAGCACTTGTTCCCAGAAATTGTTAGGAAAACACCGGAAGGCGGTAAAAGGAAGTTATCAGATTTTGACGTGATGAACATTAGGAAATCTTCGATGTCAGCTTACGAGTTAAGTAAACTTTATGGTTTAAGTAGAAGTTCGATTAGAGATATACTGTTATTTAAGACATATAAAAATGTGGAGGCAATATGAATTGGTTCGTATACGATCTTGAGACTTTCCCTAATTGCTTCTTAATGGGTGTTGCCGATATGCAGCAACGAAAGCTAAAGATTTTCGAGATTTCTTTTAGGAAAGACCAGCGCAATGAAATGTTCGAATACTTACGTAATGTCCGAAGACAGAATGGTGTTATGGTTTCATTCAACGGATTGGGTTTTGATGAACCTGTATTACAACAATTGTTGAAGAACAAAACTATGGTTGTAGTCGATATATACGATCATGCGATGAAGGTTATTGCATCAGGTTACGGTGGGAATAAGTGGCAATATCAAATCAGAGATAAGGACAGACTTTTGCAACAGCTAGACTTATTTAAACTTAATCACTTTGATAATAAAGCTAAAGCTACATCATTGAAGATGACTGAATTTAATTCTCGGTCAGCTAATATTGCAGACTTACCTTTCCCTGTCGGGAAACATCTAACTGGTGCCGAGATAGATGTTTTAATTAAATATTGCTGCCATGACGTAAAAGAAACAGTTAAGTTTTTTGAAGAATGTGAAAAGTTGATTAATTTTAGGATTGACTTGGGTGCTAAATATGGAATGAATGCCCTCAACTGGAACGACACTAAAATTGGTAGTGAATTTTTCATCATGGAATTGGAAAAAGCTGGCATTGCTTGCTATGATGAGCAAGGTAAGGCTCGTAAAACTAAGCGTCAATTTATTGATCTTAGTGAATGTATTTTTCCATACATTAAGTTTGAACGACCTGAGTTTAATGCTATTCTGGAATGGATTAGAAAACAACGCATCTCACAAACTAAAGGTGTATTTTCCGATATTCCAGAACATGAACTTGGTGATGTTGCTAAGTATGCTGAGATGACAACAAAACGCATCAAATTTAAAGGTGTTCCAACACAGAAAGAAATTGATGAATTATTATCTCAATATCCTTTAGGTTGGGTTGAAGAAGTTGAATTAAAAGCTAAACTACCTAAGAAAGATGGTGGCGGATTTAAGAAAGCATATTGGTTTAATTATCGAATTGCAGATTCACTAAATGTAGTTATTGATGGATTGTGCTATGTTTCTGGTACTGGTGGTGCTCATGCCTCAGTAACAAACCAAGTGATTCTAGCTGATGATGAGTGGATGATTGTAGATATTGATATAACATCTATGTACCCATCATTGGCTATTAAGAATAGAGTTTATCCAGCACATTTAGGTGAAGAATTTTGTGATATTTATGAGAATTTATTTATCATGCGTAAGAGCTTTGATAAGAAGTCTGCTGAGAACGCTATGATTAAATTGGCTCTCAATGGGACATATGGTAATTCAAACAATGAATTTAGTCCGTTCTATGATCCGAAATTTACAATGTCTATCACCGTGAATGGTCAGTTGTCAATATACATGATGGTTGAAAGACTGCTGAGCATTCCTGATTTACAGGTGATTGCTGTCAACACGGACGGCATTACATTTAAGTGTCGCAGAAAGTATGAAGATAAGTTTACATCATTAATTTCTGAATTTGAGAATATTAGCAAGCTGATGTTTGAACGTTGTGATTATTCTAAAATGATTGTTGCTGATGTGAATAGTTACACTGCTGTAAAACTTGATGGTAGTCTAAAGCAGAAAGGTCGATATGAGTGGAAAGATTTACCACATCACAAAAACCATTCAGCTCTTATTGTTAAGATGGCTGCTGAAAAGTTCTTAGTTGATGGGACAGATCCTGAAGAATTCATCAGGAACCACAAAGATCCTTTTGATTTTATGTTGCGAACTAAAGTGCCGAGAAGCAGTAAACTTGTTGTCGTAGACAATGATGGGGTAGACCACCAAACACAGAACATTTGTAGATATTACGTTTCCACAGACGGTGGTGATTTGGTTAAAGTGATGCCACCACTACAAGAATTTGTAGAAGAGCAAGTTTGGGTTAATGATGAAACTATGGAAGAAGTTGTAATTTCATCTAAAACAGATATTGCAAAATACTCTAAAAAGGGTTACACTTACTCTCATTCAGTTCAGACCAAAAGTGATGATCGTAGATTCTTCATTGAGGCTGGTTGGAAATGTAAAGTAGCTAATGACATGGACTCATTTGCTTGGGACGTTGATTATAACTACTATGTTGAGAGAACTTGGAAACTCATTAATTTTGCAGAAGATGATGATTCTTCTGTTGACAGTGAAGATGATGGTGCAGTATAATAGCTGCACATTAATTGATAAGTTAATTGATTGGAGAGAATGATATGGGTTATGTGGCAGCGTTAACAGCAGCAGGGTGTAATGTTCTTGAATTTGAAACTACGGGTAGTTATCAAGGTGAATGGTACGCTCTTGTTGAATACGGAGATGAAGTTGGGTTAATTGAAGGTTCTTATGGTAGTTGTTCAGGTTGTGATGCTTTTGAAGCAGAATTTGGTTACTGGGATAAGGAAAAAGATAACTACCAAGAACGACTAGCTAATTTTGGTAAAACATACCTACCTGTAATGCCTATTGACATTCGCATTTGTGACCTAGAAAAGCACGTAGCTAAAAACGACTGGGGTGATTACAAAGAAGCGTTAGAAATCTTAGTTAAGTGGAAATCTGATTATAAACTTTAAGGAGAGAATATATGTCTAAATATCTTGTTACATTAAACGCTGATTGGGCTGATGAATTTGAATGCCAGCAATTCCGAATTTTTGATTCGAGACGAAAGGCTCAGGACGTGGTTGATTATGCTATTGAGCAAGGTGGTTATTTTGGAACTAATGAAGGTTGGGAAGAACGAGAATTAGATGATTGCAATTTCAAAATCGTTGAGATTGACGACGAATTTGCGGATAAACTGAAACTATTCTTTGGTGAGTCTTTTGGGGTTGGTAT